ATGGAAAAGTTTGAAAGGTACTTAGGGGAGAGCAAAAAGCTAAACCTACAGCCTAAGGATATACTTCACATCAAAGATGCGCTAAAGGGCACCATTGATCTGATGGATGACTTTCCCGATCTATACGAAAGGCTGTTTGTATACTACTGTGATTCCGGAGAGATGCCATATGGTGTGGCGAAGGCCAGAACTGGTATGCCTGATGAATGGATCTTGGACAAATTAGCGAAAGTTAAAGACCTCAAGACACTATAGGAGGCACATATGGACAGCTTTGAAAAGTATCTCGGTGAAGACAAAGAGATGGATGACATTGTGGATTGTGTGGCTGAAATTATGAGGCTAAACAGGAATAAGAGGAAGCCCTTACCATATGATGACATCCTTGATATATGTGATGAATACAAGCTATACAAGGATGCTTTACCGGAAGTCCAGGCCCAATTAGAGGATGCCGGCTACACTATCAATTACAAGTAGGAGACCTATATGCCAACAGCATTGGATAAGTTATTTCACCAAATAAAGCTGTTGTTACACGAGTATGAGTACATGGAGGATGTAACCGTTGGATGTATCATTAGCCTAAGAGATAAGGAGTATACATTTGACGGTGAGGAATTTGTAGAAACAACATAAAAGTGTGGAGGTGTGTTATGGGTTGGTGGCAAATAGATTCGGTAGAGTACGGCCAGATTGATTGGGAAGTAAAAAGGCCAGGTAGAACTTTGGTAAACGCCTTGCCTGGTGAGGATAGCTCCAAGGCAATGTATAACGGTGATGGTCCGGCCGATGTTATGGGCTCCGCAGTGGATGAAATTATCCAGTTATACATGGATGCATGGGGAAGACCTCCATGTAAGGATGAGTTACTGGCTGTTTTCAATTTCTGTGTTAACCCGTTGTATGATGAAGATGGGGAGTGGGTTGGAGAACCGGAGGAGTAAGATTTACAAGGGGCTCCGCTCTTATAAATAGGTAAGAAGGTAATCCTGGTGGTTAGAACACACAGGAAACGGTGGGAGTCATTACACCGCTGTCCCTTCCACATCATGTATTTATAGGGGTCATATCATGGAAACCGTTGGAAAACCTTATGGAATCATTTACCTAATAACATGTTTGGTGAATATGAAGGGGTATGTTGGACAAACCATCAAGACAATGGAGGAAAGATGGAGTATACATTTATCCACATCAACCGCCCATAGAACGGAACAGGCAATACACAGGGCCATTAGGAAATATGGTGCCGAAAACTTCACCATCAAACAAGTATGTGAATGTGACTCCAAAGAGATATTGAACATCATGGAAACCTTCTATATCATGGCCTATAATACCTATACTAAGCAAGGTAAGGGATATAATATGACATGGGGTGGAGATGGAAGTTCTGGCAGACCATGTTCGGAAGTTACAAGGAAAAAGATAGGGGATGCTAATAGGGGTAGAGTATTCACTTCAGAAGCTCTACAAAAAATGAGTGATGTCAAGAAAGGTAAACATCACACGGAAGAGGAAAAGAGCAAGATCAGTAGGGCCAATAAAGGTAGGAAGTTTTCAGATGAACATAGAGAGAAAATCCGTATCGCAGCGACAGGCCGTAAAGATTCCGCAGAGACTAGCAAAAAGAGAAGTGAAAGCCAGAAAGCACGTGCCATAAAATGTTCTACATGGTGGTATACGGTTGAATTTACTAATGGTAAGAAGTATGAGGGACCATCAATGGGGGAAATTTGCACCAGTAATAACCTGATATGGAACAGTTTGCGTAAACGTTTGGATAACCCTGAATATGGAATGGTCCATAACGGTAGGATAAAACATCAGGAATACATTGGTTGTAAGGTAACAAAGGTTTTACGGACCGACAGATAGTTGGCCTGAAATATGTGTATAAGGAGGTACCCAACATGTTTGATACGATCAAACCACCCGCGACGGTTGCCCTGTTTAGCTTTGCAGGGGACCTCCAAGGGTGTGGTTGACCAGGCTACATCCGCGTAGTATATCCGGCAATGCTGCTTAACCAGCTCAAGTTCAATGGCTATGCATTCCTAAGCCTTTATTCCACACTGTTCTGCAACGATGTTAGTTTTTATAAGCCATTCAGTTTTGTCCAGTTCCAACGCTCGGCAACACAGAACCATTATAACATATTTGAACATTATGCGAAAAATATTAGGCCACGGAATAGGACTCCAATGATATATGAGCTGGATGATTGTCTCCAAGACATTCCAGAATGGAATTATGCCAGTGGGTACTATTCAAAAACAGAGGAACTCATAAAAAAAATGATGTCCATGTCTGACGCTATGGTAGTATCCACCGAGGCCTTAAAAGAAACCTACTCCCCTTATAATGCCAAGATAGCTGTTATACCAAACCATCTTCCAAAGTTTATATGGGGTGAGCCTGTGGCCAAAACCAGGCCAAGGGAATTGAAAGACCGGCCTCGTATAGGTTGGTGTGGTTCAGAAAATCACTTCATCCATCCCATAACACCAGAATATAAGAAAGGTATCAGAGGTGGTGACTTTGGTACCAAGCTAATGGAGTTCATCAGAGGCACAGTGGACAAATACCAGTGGGTCTTATCTGGAGCCAAACCCATTGAACTTGTTGACCTGGTTGATTCGGGTGAGATAGAGTTTCATGGCTGGTACTCAGTTCTTGAGTACCCAGCACACGCCAGACGCCTGGACCTTGATATAGGTATAGCTCCTCTTATGCCTTGCCACTTCAATGACCACAAGTGTCTTGTTGGTGACACTAAGGTAATAACAAATAGGGGTATAATTCCCATAAGGAATGTTGAGCGAAATGATAAAATATGGCAAAGAGATGGTTATAGAAATGTCAATGCGGTAATATCATATATCAACAAAGACACCATAAAAATAAAAACTCGTCGGGGATATGAAATAGAAGGTACGCCAAAACACAGGCTCCGGTCAAATGATAAATTCAAAAAGATGTGTGATTTCAAGATTGGGGACACTCTGGATTTGAACATGTATAATTTTTCCAGCGGGGTATATCAAACGGTTTCTGCGCCTTTTTTCCTGACCAAGAAACTATTATCCATTGATATGAAAAAGGTAAGCGATGATATGATGCCGAGTATCACAGTAAACGAAAGATGGGGAAGGTTTATAGGATATACAATCGGTGACGGCAACATTCGGTATTCTGATTCGATTAGTTTCTCATGTTCTGTTGCCGATAGTGACTTTATAAGCGATGTGATGGTTTTTTGTGATGAGATTGGTCTTGTTCCGATGTTAAGGAAAAGCGAAAAGGGTAAAGGATACACCATCATATTAAATAGCAGAAACTTAAAATACTTCTTTACCGAAAAAATCGGAATAGGAGGTTCGGGAGAAAAAAAGAACCTCTTTGTCCCTCCTATTATATTAAGGTCACCTAAGTCTGTTATTAAGGAGTTTCTAAGGGGCTTGTTTGAGACTGACGGATCTGTTAGTAGAACAAGTATGAGTTTCTGTACAAAAAGTAAAAGATTGGCCCAGGATGTACAATTCCTACTATTGGGTTTCGGGATTATATCCGATATGAAGTCCACGCATAACAAGACCTATAACAAGGATTACTACCATGTAATTCTCTACCGGCACGCATCGGAATTATTTTACAATGAGATCGGATTCATATCAGATAGAAAGAATGGCAAATTACGAGCCAACATATCAAAACCACACTCAAACGCATACAGGCCAATGATTTTACATGATATAATTGAAACTATAGAATATGGAAAAGCTGATGTGTATGATGTTGATGTGGATGGACATTATTATAATGCCAATGGTATAGTTTCACACAACAGTAATATCAAGGCCCTGGAAGCAGCGGCTCTAGGCTTCCCCACAGTGTATTCCGGTGCCAGGCCCTACAGAAACATGACACTCAATACGGACGATGAAGACCTATTCATCGGCCATATAGAACGTCTAGCCTCTGATGTGGATTATAGGATGAATACATACCAGTTGGACTATGATATAGTAAAAGACCAACTATACTGGGAGGACAATAACAAGCTGAACCTCAAGAGGTATGTGAATTCCTACCTAGAATTGTTTGGCAAAACACTCAACATTAGCTAAGGCACCATATGACAATATTCGATATTTACCTTGTATTCCGCCGGGCCCAGGGCTACCGCAGACCAAAGGATGTTGTGGCCACTGTATCCAGGCTGACACCAGATAACCAAATCTATTTGGACCGCGCCGCCAAGGTTTTTACCCAGGCCAATATAGACCCGGAGGCTTATTTCCAGTGCGGCTTTGAACTGTATGGCAAAGGATTCACTTATAGGCGATTTTTCAATGATGATATAATGAGGGTGTATAAGGAGAAGCTGGATGCCAGAACCAAGAGATTACAAAATGTGGTCAAGTCATTCAAGAGGTCATATGACAATGTGCGACCTGGCATGAAGGGCACCAAAACGGTTTCCCCATTTCTCATATATTGCACCTCGGAGATAGATGGCCAATTAGCTCCAGTACACCACTACCACTCTGGTCTCATATGTAAATATTTCATCACATGGCTGGTATATAAGGGGTGGTTACAGCACAACGATAATCCATTAGAACATGAATATAGAGAGATACTGGGTGAGATAAAAGAGACACATGTGATCCCGGTATAAATAAAGGTATCATACCGGAGGTCTTTTACACATGAGTATTGGGATTTTTATAGCCAGACTGCAACCCCCAATCAGAGGGCATCAGGCCATCATGGATGACATGGGTTACGATAAGAATTATGTGGTTATCATAGAGGGAACTTCATCCAGGCTCGACGCTAAGAACTTCCTGACCTTCAATGACCGGGTGGCCTTACTGAAGGTGACCAACCCGGATGTCAAACCAATCCATGCACCTACCGGTTATATCCCAGACATCATTGCCGATAACAGGTTGAACCCCAACAATGAGGACATATATATCGTGGCGGGCACAGACAGGATAAACGGGTACCTTCGGCAATTCAAGTCCATCACAGACTACAAGGTGTTTGCCAAGGATATTGATAAGAACACTAACAGGGTACCTGGTATGTCTGGTACGGACTGTAGGAAAGCATTACAGGCTAACGACTTCGGTGCATATAGGAGGGTGGTAGCGAAGGGGCTGGACAATGAGAGATGGTTCTCATGGCTACGGAAGAAACTGATGGTGAGATTAGGAGGGGACTAATGGAAGACAAGACACCGCCTTTCAAGGATTCAATGTGGATCAGTGTCAAATCAAAGAACAAAAGTTCCATGATTGCGGAGCTGAAACGTAAAGCCTTGCTTTGCTTTGGATGGGTTATTGATCCACACACAGTCCACTTCAATCCTGGCTTTGAATCGGACGCTGGTTTTGATGGAAGCAGAAATTTCAGTATTCAGGCATTTTTCACAGTGAAGGAAATCAAATGAGGCTCAAGGCTTACCTTAGTGAATCGCGCTCGGAGATGGTGGACCATTTCACCAAACGGACCAATATACATATAGCCTTAGTCCAGAAATACCTCCAGAAGATTATTACTCTGAATGATGATAGGTTGGATAACACTATACTTGAGCTTGAGAAAACACATGACCAAAGCAAATTTGAGGAACCTGAGTATGAGCCTTACCTCCATGTCAACTGGAGCTACTATATGAGAAGCCTTGGCCAAGAATATAAACCAAATCATGATATTATGGTCCAAATGCAGGAAGCCACGTTCCATCACGTTAAGACCAACAAACATCATCCGGAGTCATGGGACCCCAATTCGTCCATGGAAAGTATCAAAAGTTCTAATAGGGACACACCTCCGGAAAAGATGGTTGATGCTACCGGTATGCCGGACACCTATGTGGCCAGCATGGTGGCCGACTGGTTGGCTATGTCTGAAGAGAAGAACAGCGACCCATACCAATGGATGCAGATGAACAATGGTAAACGTTGGAAGTTCACTACCAATCAAGTTGACCTGATCTATGACCTAATGGACCAGGTAAGGAGTAAAGAATGACCAGGCTCAACACCTATCTATTACCAAACAGGGGTAAGCTGATACTGGAGGAGATATTGGTGGAATCTCCTATGAAACATCTTGAACACTTCGAGGACCTTATTATTGATAAAGGTGTATCGGGCCTAAACCAGAACATTCGGACCATCAAGACCATATTGAGCAGCCTTAATGGTGAATCAACTGGTGGCATGGCCATACGCACTAAATGGGATGGGAGCCCGGATTTTATTGTGGGACTTGATAAAGATGACAAGTTCTTTATTTCCACCAAGTCGGCTTTCAACAAGGTACCCAAGCTTGCCTATACGGACCGAGATATAGATACCATGTTTACCGGAGACGAACTCAAGGAGAAGCTAAAGTATGGCCTAAAGTACCTACCAGAGGTCATTACCAAAGGCATATTCCAAGTGAGTCTCATGTTCATTGATAAGGATATCAAGGTCCGGAACATAGATGGCTTAAAACACATGACATTCACACCCAATACACTGACCTATGCTGTTCCAGATGATGATTCCGACCTAGCCAAAGAGATCCGGCGGGCCAAGATCGGAATAGTAGCCCATGCAACCTATAAAGACGTTGACCTGAGTAACGCCATGCTTAATGCCAAGAAGGAAATGTTTGGCAATAGCCCCAATGTGTGGATCCAGGATTCCAGCCTGAAGGATGTATCCGGTGTGGTAAACTTTGACCAACGGGAACAGAGTGATATTGAAATTAGGCTGTTAGAGCTGGAAGACATGTCAGATAAGATCAGCAAGGGGTTTTTTGTGGAAATGGACAATATTGGCCTGAAGGCCTTGTATAAAATCTGGATCAATTCTCTCGTCCGGAGTGGTACGGTGTTAATGTCTCCAAAGGTGGGTATTGAGTTATTCACCAAATTTGTGGAGGATCGTCTCCAGAAAGAGATTAGTAGCGTCAAGACCGGTAAGTCTAAGGAGGCCAAACAAAGTGTCCTGGACACTATGGTATCATTCATTCAGAGGAGGGCCAAGCAATTTGGCTACCTATTCAATATCACTAAGATACTGACAGACCTCAAGCAAGTAATACTAAAGAAGCTCAATAGTATCAAAACGTTAGGCACATTTATGCAGCGTGGTGATCATTTTGAAACAGCAGCACCAGAGGGGTTTGTCGTTGTGGATAACGACGGCAGCGTGTTGAAACTGGTTTCTAGGATGGAGTTTTCCAGGGAAAATCTAAATAACCCTAAGTTCCGCTAAGTGACTGTAATCATTGGCTAACATTTTTCTTGACAGGTGATGTCGGATATGATAGGATGCTTACCAAGGAGACAAATATGAAGCTTGACAAATATCTCAAGGAAGATCACACCGGTGAAGATTTATCGAAGTATAAATTCTCCCCAAACACCACTTTTTCTTTGGAAGGCAATATAAGGATCACAAGGAAACAGTTACAGTCTATCAAAATCTTTACGGATAAGAACTTCCAGAAGATGAGAAGCGGTAACAATAAAGATGTGATTGATTTCCTTACGATCATAGTGAACAATAACTCACATATACTTAACCTGGTAGAGTCCTTTAAAGACCTACGTCTAAATAGTGAATTTCCTTATGATGACGGCACTCAAAAATAGTGCTTGACAAACAATCAGTTCTGTGATACAATCCAACCAAAGCTAACAGAAAGGATCAAATTATGCAAGAGCCCACTATCCACAAAGAACAGGATGGGTCGGTAACCTATTATTCCTACAGTGTGAACCTAAGCGCACATCAATACTGGAGAGTTGGTAGGTTCAGAACACCCGAGGAAGCAATTGCCGGATTTGAGAAAATGAAGGAAACCGGAAGGATTTAACCATGGATCAAAAATATATTGTGATGTGCCAGAAAGCACCTGAACTGACATACCGATGGGAACCAAAGGTCGGTGATATGGTTTCGGTGGTATGGGCTGATAAAAACACCGGTGGACTTGATACACCTAGACCTTTGGAATCTCATCCCGTATATGGCCTGGAATACAATGAGTATGGTATATGGTGTGTTAATAATGGTAAGATAGACGGTAAAACCTGGCAAACCGCCCTGTGGGACCGCGGTCCCAATGCCTGGGTTGTTTGGTACCCCACCATAGCCCAGTTGGATGAGATGGCAAAGAGCTATGGTATTGACTACCTTGATGAGCATATTTATGGCTATAGTTCTACTATGGGCTGTGAAATGTTGGAAATACTGATGGATAAAGAGTTCCATAAATCATGGCATAGTAGGCGAAAACAATGGGAATGACCAGAGCGGCTTCCATCATATACCATGTCACCCAAGGCGGGCCAATACATGTCCTCCTAGTAAAACCATCGGATCCAAACTACGGTGGGCCCGACTTCCAGGTACCAAAGGGTGTCATTGATCCTGGTGAAACCTCCATCGATACGGCTCTGAGAGAAGCGGAGGAAGAAGCCGGGCTTAACCAAGGTAACATGGTATCAATTTTCAAGGTACATAATTATGACCATATAACCTTGTATGCCATTGAGGTGGTGAGAATGGAAGACTTCAACCAACCGGACTATGAAGTAGCGGAGGCTCGGTGGTTCATGCTTCGGGATGCTTTCAAAATTATAAGACCATACCAGAGAGCCTGGTTGAGTAAATTGATTAATCATCTTAGGGAGATGAGGCTATATGCTGAATGAGGTCACATGTTCCAACATATTGAACAGTGATATATGGAAGATTTGGAGCCCGGACACCATTGTCCGGTTTCAGGTGGAGAGCGCATTTCCGTTGGTGCCCGACCAACTTTTTGCTGATGCACTGAAGATGGTCTTTAACCTCAAAGAGCTACATGAGAACCTGGTCCATATTGTTCCATTATATAAACAACGCTGGCCTGTGCCCCTAACACTGAAGGAGTTCCTTATCCAGCTACCTAAATCTTTCTATATGACCAGGGTTAAATGATGGACATCAAGTACCTTAGTGAAGAAGAATACCACGAGCTTTTGAGGTTATTGAAACTAAACCATATAGAATGTCCGAAAAACAGTCCCTATGCTTTCTCCGTCATAACCGGTGAGGCAAAGATGATCATTTATAACAATGACTGCGGTTTAGACCAAGATTATAAGCGAATAGTCATTCAGCATGAACGGGCCCATCTTGCCGGTGTTGAATTAGAAGAGATGGCCGACAGATGGGCCTTGAAAAGGTTGAACAGGAAACAGAAAAAGATATTGGAAAGCGAGTGGGAACACAGACATGGACACAAATTTGAAGAAATGGATGCTTAGGATATTCTATACCGTCGGATTTATTGGTTGCTTGGACTTTGTTCTCCAAATGACTACCGGATTCAAATTGGTTAATACGGTACTGAAGAGATTGACATGCGGATACTAATGGTAGGTGACATCCATGCTCGCTTCTTTGACTTCAAGCGTTTGTTGGAGAGGGAGAAACCTGACCTGTGTATCGCTTTGGGTGAATGGGGCTATTGGCCTAACAGCAGGTGGATGGATATGAAAGCCATTAAGCCGGAGTGTCCGGTGTACTGGATAGACGGTAACCATGAGGACTTTTATAGCCTTGGTAAACGAACCTCCGATGAGGTTCTACCCAATATATTCTATAAGCCTCGTGGCACCACAGAGGTTATAGGTGGAAAAACGTTCCTATTCATGGGTGGTGGGTTCTCCATAGACTATAAGTACCGGGTTGTTGGGTTTGACTATTTCCCTGATGATGAAATGATTGGTGAGGATGATTTGAAGAAAATCACCAAAGGGGTCAAGGTGGATATAGTCTGTAGTCACACCGCGCCAAATGAATTTTCCATCCTTGGTCCGGAACGTGAGAAGATGTTTCCAGATCGTTCCAGGGTGTATTTGGACAAGGTGCTGAAGAAATATAAGCCGGAAGCCTTTTGGTTCGCGCACTGGCATTTATTTAAGGAAGGTCATTACAAACACAAGGGGGGCAAGGTCACCAAATGGACTTGCCTGAACATGATCACGGATTACAGTGGATGGAGGATGCTGGAGCTATGAACTGTCCCAAATGTAATATTGAGTTGAAGCGTTCCGTGGATATAACAGAGAACGGTCTGGAGATCACAGTCCTACAGTGTTGCATGTGTGGACTTGTGTTCATAGGTGAAATGGATCTGATAAGGTTCAGACAGATGCTTGAGAAAACACAATGAGGACTTATATCACCGGGGACTTCCATTGGGGGCACGAAAATATCATCAAATATACAGGCAGGCCCTTTGAATCCATTGACCAGATGAACCAGGCTCTTATCACCAATGCTAACGAACTGGTTCATGAGGATGATGTGGTATACCATGTTGGTGATTTTTCATTCCATAAGCCATGGAGTGACATTATCAGCCAGCTCAATGGTACATGGGTGTTCCTGCTCGGTAACCATGATTTCAAGAGGCTCAATGGGGTACCACTACATAGAGCACTGGAGTTGCGTAGGAGAGGTAAGCGTATATACCTTAATCATCACCCAAAAGAGTGCCTTGACATTTACGGGTATGATATATACCTTACGGCTCATATACATGAAAAGTGGAAGACCAAGGTCATAGGAACCCATTACCTGATCAATATAGGGGTAGATGTATGGGATTTTAAGCCTGTGAACCTGGATTGGTTATTATCAAACTATGGAGATATATAAATGGAACTTAACCCCAATGTGATACCCATCGGTGACTACTGTGTTTCCTACATTGACGACTATAGATATGAGTGTCCATATCATTCCTATCGTAAAGGGTATGAAACATATGAAGATGGGTACTGTGCCTACCTTGGCAAAGGTGACTATGAGCTAAACAGGGAACTCAAATATTGGCGGGTGTATAAAGATGGCACTAAAGGACCCGAACAAACAGCCGAGGAGATCGGCCTTAAAATGTCGCTATTACACGACCAAGTGAAGATGTGCAACACCAATATGAAGTGAGAGTAAACCAATGATAAGGGCCATGATTTTTATAGGCAGCATGATCGGACTTGTTGTTGGATTTGCGTTGATCTATGTAATCATAAAAATTTTCACATGTTAAGGAGTTACAAATGGATGGTAAAGCAGGTATGATAAAATCGGGATTGACATTCGAGGAAACACGAAGATATGACTACCTGACCTTACTGTCTATTATCTTTCCAGATCGTATGACCGAAGGTGACACTAAAGAATTTGAGGAACTGAAAGGAAAGAGATGGACCGCATAAGCCGAGGCACACTTGAGGACCTATCCTGGACAATATCTGAAAAATATGAGAGACCCGGATTCGAGGAATATGGCCTTTGTGGTAGGTGTAAGGAATTCAAGTATCGTAAGACCCGCCTCACTATGGACATGGAGGTGTGGTGTGATGCATACACCAATAATAAGCCAGCAAAAGACCGGGCCATCAAACCAAATTATGTGGACCCTATAACCGATTGCTCCGATTTCTATCCAAAGGGCCAGTTGGCTCTATCTGACATGTCCAGGATCGCCACCCTGATTGACACCAAGGAACACAAGATCGGTTTCAACTCCAGCATAGAACGGGAGGTCATAATGACCAAGCCCGGTGAGGATTAATCCTAGGGGCACGGCTTTTTGGTAAACTTGACCGTTAGGACCTTATCCCCCTCCGCGTACCAATATAACCAGGCACCATCTGTAATCATCTTATATGGTTTGGTATAGTTCCAGACTTTGATGGGATATGTATAACTGATCTCACAGAAAGATAGGTATTGCTTACCCACACATGTTCCGTCCCTGACACATCTGGCCGCCATGTCATTATTGGAACATGCAATCGTCGGTCCAATGGCCGCCTCAGCAAATCTCCACGAGCCGGAATTGTAATGACCATACACATCAGCCAATCGTAGGCCACAGGTCTCCACATGAGTCTTGGGATTAAATTTCCTACCCCTGAGAGTCATGTCACCCTGTTTGAAATGGACACTGATAATCCTATGGATATAATAGGCATGTGCATGTATATTAGACTCAGTGTTGTATGGGTTAACGGGAATATATTTGGAGACCTCTTTTACCACACCTGTACTGGGTGTAAGTTGGAAGAGACCTATACCACCATCAAAACTGGTCCTATCCGCCCGGCAGGAACTTTCGGTCATGGCTACCCCAATGTTATACCAGTAAGGATATCCAAGGCCTAGGTACTTTATTGCAGCGGCCCTGATGTCCGGTATATATTCGGAACAACGATCCTTTGGTGGTGGTTTTACTGGTAAAACTTGGCTTGGTTTGGAAACCTTAAGGTTTCCGGAAACCTTAGGAGATTCAATAACCACAGGGGTCCTGGTACAGGCATTTACAAATAACAGAACGCATGTTAGCATAACTGACATATATACCAAATTAGGTATATTCATTTTCATTGGTTGTGCCCCAACCATTATTCAATTTGGTCAATGCAAATGTCACTATGTTCTTAGCGGCCAGTATGTCCCGGTCATGGGTTGTACCACAGGCGGAACATGTCCATATCCTATCACCTAACCCCAGCTCTTGGTTAACCTCACCGCAAGCACAGGTCTTGGAGGAGGCATCGAACCGGCCAATAATGACCACCTGCTTACCGGCACTCCCGGCCTTATATTCCAAAATTTGCCGGAAAGTGTACCAAGACGCATCCCCTATTGACCTGGACATATGGGTTTGACCCTTTTGCATTAACGACTTTATGGAGAGGTCCTCAATGGCAAACGAGCCGTGGCCTTGGTTCTCGACCAGGCTGTTCACCAGCTTGTGTAGGAAGTCCTTCCTCCGATTATTGACCTTTTCGTATATCCGAGCTACTTTGATTTTCTGATTGATACGGTTCTTACTGGTCTTGGTTCTCCTGCTAAGGTTTTGTTGGGCCTTTGCCAAAGCTTCAAGCGATTTGGCTAGATTCCTTGGATTATCTATTTTGATGCCATTCGAGAGGGTTGCATAGTGTGTAAGGCCTAAATCAATACCTATCATAGTTTCATCAGAGATGGTGTTCAGGGTTGGTTTAATTAATCCATTCTCATATAGGATGGAGGCAAAGTATTTACCGCCGGAAGACCTTGATATGGTTGCGTTCCGGAGGTCATAATGCTCACAGAACTTGAACCGATCCTTGAACTTGACCTTACTGAGTTTAGGTAGAGTAATGGTTTTACCTTTAACCTTAATATCCCTCACTATCCGGTAAGAGTTTTTACATGACTTCTTGGACTTGAACTTGGGGAACCCGGTGTTCTTCCGGAAGAAATGGCTAAAAGCTGATTCCAAGTCAATGAGGGTCTGTTGAAGCGACATGGCGCTTACTTCAACTAACCATTCTTTCTCCTTCTTATGTTTAGTGAGCAATGCAGAAATAGCTACCCAACCCAGACCCTTCTTATGTTCCGTGTAGTAGTCCATCTTTTTCTCCAAGGCCCAGTTATAGACGTACCGGCAGCATCCAAAATGCTTATCCATCAATTCGGCCTGGTCTTTGGTCGGGTACAGTCTAACCTTTACAGCTCGGAGCATAACGAAGCCTCTTATATATGTGAAACCCATCTTCTACATATCTATTTATATGAGAGCGTCAGGAGAGTAAAATCCTAACATAGACCATATGAACCGGATTTGATAATTTGCAAATTACTCAACATACATTGTTACACTTTGAGCTATAAATATAGTGATAATCATCTTCATATATGTATTTATTCACGGAGGACTTAATGGCCAAGTGCAAATACTGTAACCGAGATGTACAATCCCCAACAAAAACAGATAAGGAGATATGTGTATACTGTAAGTCCGCGCTTGATTATATTGGACAAAACCCATTGGCCTTTGAAAAAATGTTTCCCGAAATAACACCACAAAGAATTCCAAAATGACCAATATTGATTGCGAGGAATGTAAATACTGGGAATACAAGACCGGATGTAGCAGATTTTTATATCCCCCTAATAATTATAAGGATTGTTACAAATTTTCCCCTGGTAAACTGGAAGAAAAGGATAACACTAGCCCATCACTAACCTCTTGATTCCTTTCACAAAACTTTTACTTGACAAGACCTCTAAACTGTGTTACCATGTTTTCCATGAAAACCATACACTATATCAACCTGACTAATGGTATAGGGGCTATCGTGAAGTATAACCTCAAGGATTACAGGTTCTTACGGATACAATCCAGTTGGTGTGAACGGAAGTTATGGGACTGTATCCTGATGCAGCTCTCCGATGATTTTCTTATGAATCTGGCTCTTGGAAACCGATGCATCATATATGACTTTGGAGCCAATAAAGAGGTTCCAAGAGCTATATGGCAAGGGTTGGAGTTCGTCAAGTTTGTCCTGTATGAGAAGTGGTTTGGACACACCTATAGGTTTTCAGGCCGGATGGCTACCGCCGGTAAATACATGCAGGATGTCTATGACCGGTTAAGTCCTAAGACAATAAAAAAGCTGGACTATTTTTTACAATTTTTATCCACAGATTTTTTACGTCTGGAAAGTGTTACTGGGTCTACATCCAATGATGGTAATTACAACCTATGGAGAAAAACACTCTGGGAGGTAGAGGAATGAGGTGTCATCAATTTATTGGGTTGAATCATAGGGCATAAGCCTGGCTTGAAAAACATGGTGGAATAGAGGAATCTCTGTTCGGTTATGTTTCATTTAACCACTTGATCTCCTTTATAAACATTTTTCTTGACAAACTGGTTGAAATATGATAGGATACTAACCATGAAGATATTTTTTACCATAGTGCTGGCTATGTCAGCGGGATTAGCGTTTGGTGTGTGGAAGAAATCATGTGCCAGCATGTGGTTCATGTTTTTCGTACTACTCATTTTGGCTTTAGCGTTTAGGAGGTAATATGCTAAAGGATATCTTACCTCTATTAGTTGGTATTGTAATTTTATATATTTTAACCCATGTAATGTAAGGAGGAAACATGAAAAAGCTGTTATCGATCATACTGGTAATATGTTCCGTGTTTATCATGAGCTGTGGTAAAGTTGAACGAATTACCGCTTCATGGACCGGCCACTCAGAAATGTGTATATCCGGTGTAAAGTACATCCAGTTCACATCCGGTGCATCTGTAAAGTACCTTCCTGATGGAAAAATCGCAACATGCAAGGAGTAAGATGTGTCAGGCGGAGCCTTTGACTATGGTTGCTTCCGGATCTCACAATTCGCGGAGGAACTACAAAACAAGATAGATGGGAACGACAGGAAGGATGAGACCGGTTATCAACTTAGTTTTAACGCCGAGGTGATAGATGCTCTGAGGTCCTCCCAGCGGCTCATCGAATTAGCGGGCAAGCTGTCTCATGAAATTGAATGGTTGTATAGTGGGGATATTGGGGAAGAGACTTTTATGGCTCGTTACCATAACATCACCGGAGAGGATCCAGTACAATAATATGCCGAGTGCATCAATACAAAAAGTGCTAGCGTTGGATCCGATGGAAAACGCGGACCGACTACTCCTGGCTTCGGTCCTGGGGTGGAAATGCGTGGTTTCCAAGGCTGACAATTTGGCTGTTGGGGATCTCGTTGTATTCATTGAGATAGACAGCGTGGTCCCTGAGACCCCTCTGTTCGAGTTCCTCCGGAAGACCAAGTTCCGAGTTCGGACCTGTAAACTTAGGGGCCAAGTCAGCCAGGGCCTAGTGCTCCCGCTTACCCATTGGCCTGAAATCACCGGCCTACCTATTGGAACCGATGTTTCGCTTGTGACCGGTGTGACTCACTATGAGAAACCGGTGCCTATCCATATGAAGGGGATGACCGGTGGCTCTTTTCCCACACATCTCGTTCCAAAAACAGACGAGGTTCGTATCCAAAGTGCTCCGGGGCTTCTGGAGGAACTCAAAGGGGTACCAGTGTATATTACCACCAAGGTTGATGGAACCAGTGCGTCCTATATACTCCATGATGGCGTGTTCTACATATGCAGCCGGAACAACATCATGAAAGACACGGAGGAGAACAAGGATAACCTCTATGTTGCAATGGCACACAAGTATGGTATTGAGGCCAAGATGAGTGCTTATGGTAGGAACATTGCATGTCAAGGGGAGATAGCGGGCCAGGGGATCCAAGGCAACCCGTTGGGTCTCAAAGAGGTACAGTTCTTCGTGTTCAATGTGTATGATATTGATGCCGGTAGATACCTTGGCTTCACGGATTTCCTGTTCGTAACCTCGAAGATACTAGGCCTGAGTACTGTTCCGATCATGGATATGAATATCATATTGAATGAAAGCATAGCCTTGGATGACCTATTAACCTTATCAAAGGGGAACTATGATGGTACTAACACACCGAAGGAAGGCATTGTAATCAGACCTTTGGAAGAGAGATACTCTAACGTACTGTCTGGCCGTCTTTCCTGTAAGGTCATCAATCCAGAATATAAGGAGGACTAAGCATGGATGATCTTATCCGAGCATTACAGATTTTTAGGAAGTATGGTAACCCAAAGTATCCAACCCATTGTGAACATGATGTTTTGGCTATTATGGATATTGACCCCGACAAGGTTTCCAAGGAAGATAAGGCTGAATTGGAAGAGCTGGGCTTCATTGTGGACAACAACGAGGGTTCATATGGCCCAGGAATGTTTATATCATATAGGTTTGGGAGTGCATAAGACATGAGAAATACAAACCCCACTTGTCCTTGGAACGAAGATTACAGGAAGGACTCACCATTTGAACCTTGGAACGAGCCAATGTATAAGGATGATCCATTTGCACCGTGGAATGATCCGGTGGCAGATAATAGAGATTATGACCGTTGGAAGAAGGAGCATTATAGATGATAGAACGTTGCGGTAACATGTTCACGGACTATAACACCAATGACCATTACCTGATCACCACCAATTCGGTGGTTACCACTCAGGGTAAATTGGTCATGGGTGCTGGGAATGCACTGGAAGCCAAGAACCGGTTCGATAAGATTGACGGGGTTTTTGGTGACTGTATCAACCGGTTGTTTGGAGATTGGCCTCGGGACTCATACCCTCATTATGGTTGCATACCAGATGTATATAAGAATATAGGTATGTTCCAGACCAAGTATCACTGGAGAGACCCATCTCCTATAGACCTGATAAGGATCTCTGTTGATATGTTTAGTAATTACGTTCACCGACATCCCATGGAAATATTCCACCTGCCTTTTCCAGGTATAAATAACGGAGGATTGAGACCAGGTCAGGTTTATCCAATAATTATGAGGCTACCTAATAATGTGGTTGTTTGGAGACTTCAATGAGGTACTATAATGGCCCTCAGTCACCACTCATGGACCTGATACATGATAGACTATCTGAACATACCGACCTTGGTGATATAGAGGATTGGCCGATACTATCACTGTACTTAGCAAGAGTGGTTAAGGGTCTCAGAAGGTCTGATTTACCAGAGGTATGTAGCTGTTGGAGGTGTCAGGCCAAAGAGAACGAGTATGATGAACCGGTTGAGTATGAATTGGTCTGGCCGGTATAGGTAAGAATGATCCATTTCCTGATTAGGAGGAGCGAATATGTTCAGTTGTAGCAAATGCATTTATGTGAAGAAGCACTCAGAGAATGAGTCCATTGTTGAGTGGGAGTGTCATAGGTATCCACCCACTGTGTTCATTGACAACACAGACCGAGTTCCCCATGTGTTCACCTATACTAAGCAGCCGGAGAAAGATGACTGGTGTGGAGAGTTCTCCAAACTCAATGAGGTGTTGAATGGATGAAGTCCTTCGTCTTTTGCCATGACCAAAGGTTGGCTGATAAGTCAAAACTGAATAACTCACTTCCTAACCTACAGTGGGTCATGCTCGGCAATAACAAATTCACCTCTGGTATTATAGCGCGGAAGCTCAAGGCCAACATAGAGAACCACCCCTACCTTGTGGCATATACTGGGCTTTTCGCATTGGTTCATAATGGCTACATAGAGCCGGACGAACAGTATGCTATGCTTGAGTATGATGTCAGTGTACCCAACACCTTTGCATCCGTTGTGAACCAGCATATAGCTCCGCAACAGATCATAGGATTCATACCATATACCATAGACCATATATTGTTCCTGGGAGGCACACCCCTTCTATATAACAGCATCATGGAAACCTATGGTATAGATTGCACCAAGGTTGTATATGATGAATTAGCCAAAGGCCGACGACTGTGGTGCGCTACATCCAACTGTGTTATTAAGGGTAGCTATATCCATGACTTTGTGGAATGGTTTGATAGGCTGATACCCTCATTCAAGAGGAACCCTCAAGCCGGGCATGTGCCGGAACGGTCCCTCCGGATTTTCATGGCCCTTAACAACATTGAACCATTGTGTATAAGCGGCCTTCTCAAACATGAACAGCGCAAGAGCCATGGTATTGAAGCGGCACTCTGACGTATCCGCCTAATTAGGTGGACTCATTTTTATTGGCTGCGCCCCAGCCATTAGCTAACTTGGTCAATGCAAAGGTCGCGATGTTCCGGGCGGCTAGTACATCCCGGTCATGGGTTGTTCCACAGGCAGAACAGGTCCATACTCTATCCTCTAACCCTAACTCCTGGTTAATCGTTCCGCAACCACAGGTTTTGGAGGAGGCATCAAACCGGCCAATGATAGTCACCTGTTTGCCGACCACCAGAGCTTTATATTCCAGTATTTTCCTAAACATATACCAGGAAGCATCCCCTATTGACCGGGAAATGTGAGTCTGACCTTTTTGCATCAACGATTTTATGGAAAGGTCTTCTATGGCGAAGCTACCATAGTCTTGGTTCTCAACCAGGCTGTTCACCAATTTGTGTAGGAAGTCCTTTCTCCTATTAACGATTTTTTCGTGTATCCTTGCTACCTTAGTTCTCTGTTTGATATAGTTCTTACTGGTCTTAGCCCTCCTGCTAAGGTTTTGTTGGGATTTAGCCAGGCGTTTGAGAGACCCGGCCAGATTCTTTGGATTGTCTATTTTGGTACCGGTAGATAGGGTTGCGTAGTGGGTAAGGCCTAGGTCAATACCTACCATGGTTTTGTCGGAGATAGGTTTTGGTTCCGGCTCAACCATTCCGTTCTCATATAGGATGGAGGCGTAGTATTTACCTGTCGCGGATCTTGATACCGTTGCGTTCCGGAGGTCATAGTGTTCCTGGAATTTGAACCGGTCCTTGAATTTAACTTTACCGAGTTTAGGTAAGGTGATATATTTACTCTTGATTCTAAGCGGACCTACAATCCGGTAAGCATTTTTACATGACTTCTTGGATTTGAACTTGGGGAATCCAGCGTTCTTCCTAAAGAAATGGCTAAAAGCTGATTCCAAGTCAATGAGGGTCTGTTGTAGAGCAACCATACTGACATCACCTAGCCATTCCTTTTCCACCTTATGTTTGGTAAGCTGGGTGGAGATGGTTGCCCAACTTAATCCCTTCTTATGCTCGGTGTAATAGGCTATTTTCCGTTCCAACGCCCAATTGTAGACATATCGGCAGCATCCGAAATGCTTGTCCATTAGTTCGGCCTGGACACTGGTTGGATATAGTCTAACCTTTACAGCTCGGAGCATAGCGTACCGCCTTATATATGTGAAACACGTTCTCTACATAATTATTTATATAAGAATGACCGGAGAAGTTAAAATATGACATTCCGGTTTAGGCCATATGAACCGGATTTGATGATTTACATATATGTTGAGTTATGCTATAAC